TCTATCGCGCGCGCACCCCCACACGTACAACTTTGGGGTTTTTCGACACCGAAGAAAAAGAGCACTTGACAAAGTAGCTCAAATCAAATATACTTCAAACAATCGGAGGAAATTTACATGAGTTTTGAGACAAGCTTTTTAAGCACAAGTACTACTCAAAGAAAAGTTACTGCAAAAATAACAAACGTTACTCAAAGTACGTCTCAAACACTTGCTCTGAGTTTTGCAGGAAATTCTTATACACTTACGGAACTCTCTACAGTTGCTGGTGATACTGTTGTAATAACTTTTTACTATACAGACGGAGAGTCTAGAAGCAAGAACCTTGTAAGACTGAAACAAACGGGAGGAAGTGGACCGACAGCAACAATAGGAGGAATTTATACAGGCGGTTCAATTAGTGCCGTACAAAATTCAGGAATGAATGGCGGTTCCTCCGGTACTACAATGTCAGGATTTCCAAACCCGAGCACAAACAACACATTTACAATTTCTACAAATACCGCAACCTTGGGCTCTTCGGTTCACGAAGCTGTAAGAGTCCTTGGCTCAGACCCTGGAGATAGATATCAAGTAGGCTTTTCATTCACAGTTCCGACTGGAATAACTAAAATTGAGCTTCAAAATGAAGATGATGACGATGAAGAAAGTTATACAACAACATTAACTTTCCCTATAGCAGTTGGAGCAGGAGTAACAGCTCCAACAGCTTCGAGTGTTACTTTTAATAATCCTAACTCTTTGAACACAACAGCAACAGTAAATCTTTCTGCATCAGGAAGTGGAGGTACGTTGCAGTATGCTTGTGAAGTAGGAGATACTACACCAGATAATTGGCAGTCTTCGAATACATTTACAATTACTCGAGGTTCTGGAACTGTATATGCTCGTGCTCGTAGAAGTACAACCGCAGTATCAAATACAGTAAGCGCGGCGCGCCCTCCTTTTTTGACTCTAGGCGGAGACGAAGAAGTAGGAAATCAAATTATATCTTCTTCTTTTACTGGAAACTTATCAGTAACTATATCAAATTCAACTCCAACTTTAGAGTCTTTTGCTATCGCAACAAGCGCCTCGCTAACAGATGCTCAAGTTGATAGTCAGGCTATAGTTAGTGGATCTTCTGGTGCCCCCGTTTCTTTAAGTATTCCTTCAGGTAATTTGCCTAGTGCAGGAAATACAAATACTTTTTACTTATACGGAAAGAGAACCGGCTCTTCAGGAGGCAACGATCTTTACTCTCAGATAGATACTTTTACTGTACAACGTCAGACTACTGGAGGTTCTGGAGGTTCGGGAACCTATGGACTAGAAGTTACAGGGCCTAATGGTACTACAACAGTTTTTGGTACAAATTTACTAGCAACAAATTTTGTAGTTGCTCAAGCATTTTCTTTAGCAGCAAGTGCTACTACTACAATTACTTGTGCAGATGCAAATGATACTTCAAAAGTTTTAATATTTTTTGCAGAATATGAAAGAGGAATTACTGTTTCTACTACTTCTACAAATTTTACTCTTACAAACACGGGCTCTGGAAGTCAATCAGGAACAGTATTTGCAATAAGGAAACGATAAATGGCGTATGGAATTAAAGTTACGGGTTCTGATACTGGAGGAGAGTACTTAGTTACTGATTCTGACCAAAACTTAATTAATTATGGAATTACTCAATCAGGAAGAGCCTCTTCATTTACACTTAATAGGTCCTTAGCATCGGATACTTTTATCTTTGTAAGAAATCCGGACAACTTCGCAACTGATCCAGTCGTTGGAGGTTTTGCTCCAGACTACCATTATCTTTCTGTAACCGGAGGTACAACTGTAAGGTTTTATGGAGGAAAAATAGTTCCAGATCAATTTGGAGACTTTGATACGATCGATGGACTTGTTGCTATGGACTATGCCGTATTGGAAAAAGCAAATACAAATATAACAGCTTCAGGTAATTATGGAATACAAATTCTTACTTCTACAGGCGCTCTCGCATTTGACTCAAGAAGGCTTGCTACAAATAACTCGATAACTATTGATTCTGTTTTAGCTGCTTCATACAGTTCATCCAATGCTTTTGGTTCTCCGCCCGAAATTTCAAAAACTTCTTCTCAGTATGTAAATTTAGAATGGACAGGTCGTGGCGGAGGAGATCTTTTCGGAATAAGTGATCTTGACGATACTACTGTTTATGTATTAGAGGGAGAGTTGAACGAAGCTCAAGATGGCACGGAGAGTTTGCGCCTTTATGCAGATCCTTACTTTACTCTACTCATCGCAACATTAAACTAGGAGCAATAAAATATGACATTAAAATACGTTGCTGACATTGACGTCAGTACAGGAAAAATACTTAACGCTGCTTATCCTCAACATGTTATACCGGCAGAAGGAATAGTAGGAAACATTCAGCATTTATACATAACAGAAACTATGTGGGATTCCATTGGTTGTGGCACTTTGTATAATCTTTTAGCAGACTACCGCTACAATACAAGCACGTCAACTTTTGTAGAAACTGGAAGACCTCCAAACAGGCATGCAACCTGGGATAACTCAACAAATACTTGGACTTGGGACTCTGCTTTATTGTTAGACGATATAAGAAAAGAAAGAACCAAAAAACTTTATAGGTCTGACTGGGCACTCGGACCAGACTCTCCACTTACAGACTCGCAAAAAACAGAAGCCACAGTTTATCGTAGGTATCTTAGAGACTGGCCAAATACTCTCGACATGACAACTATATCTTCTGTTGATGATGTAACCTGGCCAACACTTCCAGATTGTCTAGGTTAGAAAAATATACCTTGACATTCGAGGTCAGGTATACTATAATTTTAGAAAGTGAAAAAAGGACCTGACGTGATAAAAGTAACTTATAAACACTGGAAGTCAGGTAAGCTCCTGGAAGTCGTGGGAACTATGCCTGAGCAATATAATAATGGTATTAGTGACAGGATCCTTGTACAGAAACCTGATGGGTCTTTCGAAGACGTAATTAAAACAACTATTGTAAGGGTAGAAGAATGGTCTCCCAAATAAATAAATTTATCGTGCTATTAGTATTAGCAGTTCCTGCAGTAGCACAAGAAACAACGACAGAAGTAGAGCCAATTATAACAGAGTCAACAGTAACATCAAATACTACGACAACGTTAAACTCTCCACCTCCGTCTGCAATCAGCCCGACAATTAATACATCAAATTCAGACTTATGTACTTTTGGTGTAGCGGGTGCAATTCAAACTCAGATACTTGGTATTTCGACAGGAACCCAAATAACTGATGATAATTGTGAAATGCTAAAGAATGCAAAGACTTTATATGATATGGGTATGAAAGTTGCAGCAGTATCAGTTATGTGTCAAGATCAAAGAGTATTTGATGCAATGATGAATGCAGGAACGCCTTGTCCATACAATGGCATGATTGGAGATGAAGCAAGAGCAGCTTGGGAAACGCACGGAGAGGCAGAACCCATAAATCTTGAAGAAGAAGAGGAAGCACTGACAAATGATGAAAAGACACTTATTGGTGGTGGTGCTATCTTTAGTTTACTCCTCTTACTCCTACTCTGAAGAAGTTTATGGCAGTACAAACAATGCTGCTGCCGTAGGACTCAACTGGGTAATGACTCACATATTACCAGAGTATGCAGGACTCGAAGTAAACGGATTAGTATACCAATATACAGCAGTAAAAGACCCAGAGTCTGATATGATTGTATATGTGCAAAATGAATATGCTGACGGTAATGGATATATATTTAGAAATGCAGATGATTGGTCAGGCATTCCAGGAAATACAATAAATAAATCTTTTGTGTTTCCTAATCTTGCAGCAGAGTTATGGGGACCAGGATCTATAGAGGTAAATGGAGATGGAAGCGTAGAAAATCCGTCTGTAGTATATACATATAAGTACGATACTTGTTACGATCCTCAAACTAATCCAGACTGTCCAGGATATGAAGAGCCAGTAGAGGTACCTGAGATACCTTTTTCAGACCCTTTAGAAGATCAACTAGTTCTTGACGAAATAAATAAGCAAGCAGAGATTGATAGAGAGGAAGAAGAGGAAGATAGACGCCGAAGACAAAAAGAAAGCAAAGTAAAAGGCGCACTTGAAAAACTCTTAGCAGACAGTACAAATCCAGAATTAATTTCTGCGGAAGCAGAAAAAATGGCAGTAGCTTTATTTAATGTTACATTACCAACAAGTTACTACAGCCTCATTCAAGGAGGCGAATATATCGAAACCATACAATTAGATGGTGGAGAGATACAAGACAATAAACGAGCAAGACGAATTAACTTTGCTCAACAGTTGTTGCATACAGAAATAGTAAACTCGCAGTATGAGACAGGTGCTTCGGCACAACAGGAGAAATAAATGAAAAAAATAACACTTGCAGTACTACTTGCAATGTGCACATTCAGCGTTCAAGCAGAACATGGGTTCACAGAAATTTTTGGTAGCGTTGAATCTAGGTGTATGATAGTTAGTGAAACTACAGGAGTTTATGGCAACCCTACTCCAAATGTTCTCACTACAGATCCTACAAGCGGAGGCGTTCAACCAGTTATTCGGTATGATGTAATCAATGCTGAATTTTATAAAGCAAGAATTATGCACCCAACTTATTTTTCTTCAGCACCTTATTTGGATGACGTAGTAGAGTGGACAGGCTCTGTTCAAGTATCAGAAGTATCTGATGCGGGCATGGCAGACTATGATACAAATAAAGTTGAATATAACAATGTTACAGAATATGATTTAACTGTAGCTGGAAGTACTTGGTTCCAAATTACTTCTGCTGCAGATTATGGCTATAATAAATCTTATCCTGCAGGCGACTACAACGCTGTTGTGGAGGCTGAGTGCATTCCGCTGTAAAGTTATTTTTAACTTGTTTTTTATTTTTAATTACGGGGCAGGTAAGTGCACATGAGCTTACCCCCACTTACACAAAGTTAGAGCAGTCTTATGTAGAAAATATTCTCACAACACAGCTTACATTGTGGAATGGACGAGCCGATGTACTTTACTATAAAATAAAAGTTTTTACAGAAGATTGGAAAGATGTACCTTTTTATGCTTTACCAGGTAAAACAATTAAGTTAGAGTATACACAACGTCAAAAGATAGATATTTACATAGCAGAAAAAGAAAAAAATAGAGCTGTTTTTATTTGTACACGTTCTCAAATATTAAAAGGATCGAAACAAAAAACAGTAGTATCATCGAATATTTGTTCAAAGATAAAGTGAGGACGCGTGAAATATTTCACCGCAGTAATGTTTTTAATATTCCCGGCATTAACATTTGGACAGTCATTAAATTTAAATCTACCTCAATCACCGTCTAGTTATCAATCAGACAGATTTAGGAGTGGCGATTTAGACTGCTCGAATGCAATTGGAGGCGGCACAAACCTAGAGTTTGGAGTAGTAGGATTGCTTGATCAGCAGCCTTTTGAGACGATAGGTCAACAGAATAATTTTCTCGGAGACTATCAAAGAGATGTGGGAGTATACGCTAGAATTACAATACCTTTAGACAAACCAAAAGAAAGAATTAATTGTAATACTCTTTTTAAATTAGCACTAGAGAGAGAACGCTTAGAAGTGCAAAGACTAAAAGCAGAAGTTGCAAACTTACGAAAACTTCAGTTTGAAAATGATGATGGGAAATAATGGCAGAGTTTGAAATTGCAGGAATGAAATTTAAGGGCGGTAAAGCAGCAATTGTTTTAACTGCCCTTTCTACGTTAGGAGGAGCGTCTTGGGCCGCATTTGAATTTTATGCAGATTATATGAGCATGAAAGAAATTGTAGCAAACATTGATGTAGGTGTGATTGAAGCACGAAATGTAGTAATCGAAACAAAACTTGATGAAGCAATAGATTATACTCGAGATATAAAAAACTCTTTAAAAGATGATATTATTCGCATTGAAAGAGTTTCTGATTCTACTTCTTCTCGAGTAAAAGATATACAAACTAATATTGATGAAAGACTTAGAGAAATGTCTGATCTTACAAGAGAAACAGAAAAAGACGTAAGAGACACAATGCGTGATGTAGAAAATAGAATCGAAGTGGATATGGAAAAGCTAGAAACTAATCTAGAAGATAAACTGCAAAAAGCTTTAGACAATCCCTTAGCAGAGTAAGGTAGGAAAAAAATTTCTTGACATTATAACTAAGTTAGGATAGAATTGCAAAATGGGAAAAGAAGTTACAACAATCTCCCCTGAGGGGCTGGAAGTAGCCAATGCTTATTTGCAGTTTGGCAACATTCGTGCAGTTTGCGAAATGTTGGCAGTTCCAGAAAATCAAGTTGTAGAAGTCCTCAACAAACGAGAAGTAAAAAAGTATATTGATACTGTATACTTAGATATGGGGTATCGTAATAAAAACAATATTGCTACTGTACTAGATGAAATGATACAAAGCAAACTTGAAGAAGCTCAAGAGACAGGAGTCTACTCTTCAAAAGATTTAGCTGATCTACTACAAATGGCACATAAAATGCGAATGGATGAAATCAAAGCGCAAGCTGAGTTACTCAAAGCCGAAACAACAAACATCAGAAATCAAACAAATGTTCAGATAAATGATGCAGCATTACCATTTGGTCAAGGCAATTACGGTAAACTCATGGAGAAACTTGTAAATGGATCAGGAGAATAGAATAAATGACCTTGAGCTAGAAATGGCTCGCCATGAGGCTCAGTGTGAAGAACGCTGGAAGACTACTTTCAATCGTTTAGATGATCTTGATGTAGGATTAAAGCGTATTGAAAATAGAATAATGGTAGCAGGGGGCAGTATTATTGTGTTCCTTGCAGGAGTAATTGTAACATTACTAGTGGGCTAAATATGTCTTGTAAATTATTTGAAAAAAGAGGACGATGGTGTTTTAGAGATGAAAATCAAAAGTTACATAAATTTTCTACGAAAGAAGAAGCAGAGAAGGCCTTAGAGCCTTTATCAAGTGAAAAAACAGCTTACGAGCTGCAAGAAGCTGAGGTTGAGGCTTATGAGGGAGAAGAGTAATGCCAGCACATTCTGGAAAAAAGAAAAAGCCTATGAAAGGTAAAAAGCGTAATGGAAAGAAAAAGAAGTCTATGGGATTAACTGCAAAGCAGAAAAAATTACCTATGGCTCTGCAAAAAGCTATCTTGAAGAAAAAGCGGGGCGGTAAGTAATGAGCTCTTGCAAATGTTGTAAGTGTTGTACTTGTGAGTGTTGCTCATGAGAAAAACTTATAAAGGAAAGAGAGCACCTAAAGGCTATCATTTTATGGCGGGTGGCAGACTTATGAAAGATTCTGCACACAAGAAGCCAAAACGAAAGAGCAAGAAAAGAAAACGCTCTTATTAATAAAGTAATCGTTCATCCTTGTTAGGACGGAAGTAGGGATTTCCCGAAGGAACGCTAACCCAGATCTGGGTTATGCGACCCAGAGAAAAGGAGATCACTATGGAAAGGACGTATGTCTATCGAGGAGTAAAGTATAAGCTAGTTAACGGTCAAACTATACCAGTGAATACTAAAGCCGCAATCGCGCAAGAGTCAAAAAATGGCAGTGCGAAGAAAGAAGCGAACAACAGCTAAAAAGAAAAGACCTGTGCCTACTAACAAAAAGTTATATGCACAGGTAAAAGCTGCAGCAAAAAGAAAGTTTAAAGTCTATCCTTCAGCATATGCAAATGGGTGGCTTGTAAGAACGTATAAAGCTAGAGGCGGAAGTTACCGCATGGGTAAATAGATGGCCAAGCCAAAAGGTGGATTAACCAAATGGTTTAAAGAAAGCTGGGTAGATATTTCCCGCCCTAAAAAAGGCGGGGGGTATATGCCTTGTGGTCGTAAAACTTCTAAAAAAGGAAAATACCCAAAATGTGTGCCAGCATCGAAAGCTGCACGCATGACTCCTGCACAGAGGCGCTCTGCAATTAGAAGAAAAAGAGCAGCAGGCAACCCAGGAGGAAAGCCGACTATGGTAAAAACATTTACTACGTCGAGGAGGAGAATGAAGCGTGGCGGTAAAAAGAAAAGGTAGAAAAAAAGACTCACGACTTGCAAGAGCAAAAGTTGCTGGCTTTAATAAACCTAAAAGAACTCCTAGCCACCCTAAAAAGTCACATATTGTAGTGGCAAAAGTGGGTAATAAAATTAAAACAATTAGATTCGGTCAGCAAGGAGCTAAAACAGCAGGAAAACCAAAAGCTGGCGAAAGTGAAGCAATGAAGCGAAAGCGTGCATCTTTTAAAGCAAGACACGCTAAAAATATTGCTAAGGGCAAAATGAGTGCAGCTTATTGGGCCGACAAGGTGAAATGGTAATGATGGATTTAATGGAAATTTGGACTTTAGTCACAACAATCGTAACAGTTGCAAGTGCTGTAAGTGCAGTAACTCCAACTAAAGTGGATGACACATTTATGCAAAACTATGTGCAACCCGTGATTGATACTTTAGCATTAAACTTATTTAACGCTAAGTGTGAGAAAAAATAGTGAATGAAGAAACTGATACCAACAGTTTTCATCCAGCAGACTCTAATGGCGATGGAGTAGTTTCTCCAGAAGAACACAAAATGTACTTGGAGTTTAAAAGAAAAGAGCTGGAAGATAAGGATGCTCAAAGAGACGCAATTCGTAAGATGGCATGGTTTTCTTTAGTTGGTCTTTTAGTGTATCCTTTTGGTATTTTTTTAACTTCATTTTTCGGACTAGAAAAAGGAGCTGAGTTGATTGCAGATATAGCACCTACTTATTTTGCATCAATTGCAGTTTTGGTTTCAGCTTTCTTTGCAGCGGATGCAGTAGGTAAAAAATGATTGCAATGTTAAAACTTTTGCCAATTGGTATTGTATTAGCCGGTGCGGGATACATGTATCATACAACAGTTGTAAGTCAAAAAGATCTTGCAATTTCAGAACTCGAAAAGAATAATGTTATTCTAAAAGAAAATACTGTAAAGTTAGACATAGCTTTTCAACAAGAAAGAGAATCAAGAAAACAATCTGAAGAAAACTTACAAACACAATTAAAAGCAGTAGGTAGTCTTACAGAAAAAAATAATGAAATGCAGAAAGAAATGGATGACTACTTATCTATTTTTAAAAGACATGATCTTACAAAACTAGCAAGAGCAAAACCAGGATTAATAGAGCCTCGAATAAATAAAGGCACAAAAGAAGTATTCGATGCAATAGAAGAAGCAAGTAAAGAGGTTGAAAATGCGGACGCTAATTAGTTTATCTTTAGTTGGATTACTCGGAGGCTGTTCTTGGTTACAACCACAACCGCTACCAACTCCTGAGCCAATTATAAAAACAATTACAGAGTATAAAACACTGGAGATCTATCAGCCTCCTCTGCCGAAAGGAATTAATTTACAAGACATAGAATTTTTTGTTGTTACAGAGAAAAATTTTGATGATCAGATAGCCCGCCTCAAAAAATTACAGGGTGGATCTTATGTTATTTTTGGAATTACTCCTCTCGACTACGAGAACATGTCCTACAATTTACAAGAGCTTCGTAGATATATTCGACAACAAAAAGAAATAATAATTTATTATCGCGAAGCCACACAAAGTGGTATTGATGCAGATGCTGATAATTGGCTTGATAAAAACGACAAAACTATACAAAAACAAAAATCAGAGCAATAAAGCATGACCATAGAAATTAGTCGTCAAGATATAGTATCGGACGAACTACACAATTTACAATCTGAGACACGCTTTCTAAAGTTAGCCGTAGCTCCTTATTTAGAGTTACTCGGTGTCACTCCTCTACCTTCTCAGGTAGCTATTATAAATGCGATAAATAATCCTAAATATCGTTTTGTTTGTGCAGCAGTATCTCGTAGACAAGGCAAAACATATATCGCAAACATTATTGGGCAATTAGTATCACTAGTTCCCAATTCAAACATTCTAATAATGTCCCCAAATTACGCGCTGTCTCAGATTTCTTTTGACTTACAAAGAAATCTGATTAAACACTTTGATTTAGAAGTAGTAAAAGATAATGCAAAAGATAAAGTTATAGAACTGAGCAACGGCTCAACAGTTCGAATGGGTTCTGTAAACCAAGTTGATTCCTGTGTAGGTAGAAGTTACGATTTAATTATATTTGACGAGGCGGCGTTGGCAGACGGACGCGATGCGTTTAATGTCGCACTTCGACCTACTTTAGATAAAGATAACTCAAAAGCTATTTTTATTTCTACTCCTCGAGGCAGGAACAACTGGTTTGCGGAATTTTTCGATAGAGGATTTAATGATGAATTTCCTGAATGGTGTTCGATACGAGCTACTTACAAAGATAATCCGCGCATGTCTGAACTGGATATATCGGAAGCTAAAAAATCTATGTCCGACGCAGAGTTTCGTCAAGAATATGAAGCTGACTTCAATACTTATGAGGGGCAGATTTGGAACTTTAATCACGAAGAGTGCATCGTCAACAATGAATCTCTTGAAACTAAGTCTATGGATGTTTTTGCTGGGTTGGATGTTGGCTATCGTGATCCAACTGCTTTTTGTGTAATTGCATATGATTGGGACGAAGAAAAATACTACATATTAGATGAGTATTTAGATGCAGAAAAAACTACAGAACAACATGCAGAAGCAATACAAAGAATGATTACTAAATGGGACATTGACTATATTTATATAGATTCTGCGGCACAGCAAACAAGATTTGATTTTGCTCAAAATTATGATATATCTACTATCAATGCAAAGAAGTCAATACTTGATGGTATAGGTCACGTAGCAGGAGTAGTGGATAATGATAAATTATTAGTAGACCAAAGATGCTCTGAAGTTCTGTCTTGTTTGGATCAATACCAATGGGATCCAAATCCTAATTTGGCCAAAGAAAAGCCAAAACATAATCGAGCATCCCATATGGCCGATGCTTTAAGATATGGATTGTATTCATTTGAAACTACTAACAGCGGGTTTTAAAGATACCTGTAAAAAATAGTATTTGACAATTTATCCTATAGAGGCTATAATTCAAAATGAAAAAGCTCAAAAGAGATCCAGTAAAATATATAAGGGATCGTGCCAAATCAAAGTACAAAAAAGGCACAGAATGTGAAATTTGTGGAGAAGAGACCGAATTAGATTTTCATCATTTTTACTCTTTAGCTCCTTTACTAAGGGAATGGTTAAAGGCAAAAAGTAAAGAAAGACCACAACACTACACAGACGAATATATAATTATTTGGCGAGATGAGTTTATAGAAGATAAATGGGCGGAGCTGTACGAGCACACAGTGACACTTTGCCATAAACATCATTTGGAACTGCATAGATTATATGGCAGAAATCCATCCCTAGCAACCGCAAAGAAACAAATGCGTTGGGTAGAGATTCAAAGAGACAAACATGGCATGGTATGACAGATTGATAGGCAGAAATGTTGAGACCGAGGAGAAATTAAATCCTGCTCAACCATACTACGATCATAAAACAGAGCCGTCTCGTGAAAAAGTAGTAAATTACGAAAGAGCTTATGAAGATTTAGAAGTTGTTAATCGTGGCGTAAATATGATCGTTGACGATGCTTCAGAAGTTCCAGTACTAGTTGGAGGTCAAGTTGCTGGCCTCATGAGTGTTGTAAAAGGTATTAAGCGTTCACGCGTAGAGCTATTACTAAATAAAGAGCCGAACCCTTATCAAGACATTAGTACTTTTCGTCGTAATTTAATTACTGACTATTTACTTGATGGCAATATTTTTATTTATTTTGATGGAGTACATCTTTATCACTTGCCTGCGAATAAGATGACAATACACGCAAGTGATACTACTTATATTGAAAAATTTACATTCAATGAGCAGATTAGTTATAAGCCTACTGAAATTATTCATATAAAAGATAACTCATTTTATTCTATTTACAGAGGTGTTTCTAGGTTAAAGCCTGCACTTCGTACAATGATACTAATGAGAAGCATGAGAGATTTCCAAGATAATTTCTTCAAGAACGGAGCTGTTCCTGGTTTAGTACTCAAGTCACCGAATACTTTATCAGAAAAAATTAAAGAAAGAATGATTCAATCTTGGACTGCACGGTATAGACCTGATGCAGGAGGTCGCAGACCTTTAATCCTAGATGGTGGTATAGAAATTGATTCTGTATCAAACGTAAACTTTAAAGAGTTGGATTTCCAAACAGCAATTTCAGAGAATGAAAAAATTATTTTGAAAGCTCTTGGTATTCCACCTATAATGTTAGATTCTGGTAATAACGCAAATTTAAGACCTAATATGCGTATGTACTACCTTGAAACCATACTTCCAATTATTCGTAAAATGAATTTTGCAATGGAAAGATACTTTGGATTTAAGTTAAAAGAGGATATTACAGATATTCCTGCTTTACAACCAGAATTAAGAGACCAGTCTCAGTATTACTCAGCCTTGGTGAATACAGGAATTATTTCACCAAACGAAGCAAGAGAAGCTCTGAGTTTCGATCCTGTAGATGGCTATGATGATTTAAGAGTGCCAGCAAATATAGCAGGATCAGCAGCAAACCCAGATGAGGGTGGGCGGCCTGTAGAAGAAGGAGAAGACGATGGCTAGATTAAGAGTTCGAAACAAAATACTCGAAGCAGTTGGTATGTTTATGTTGGAGAAAGGAAAAGTCCTTTCCAAGCATGAGTACGACGAGTATGCAAATGAAGTACCTATTGCATCTGGAATGGCTTTAAATCACTTTGGTAGTTGGTCGCGATTAACTACAACTCTGGAAGGTTCTTTTCCAGTAGTTTGGAAAGAGATACAGGAGGCAATGAATCCTCCACCTCCCGCACCTACGCCAAAACCAAAGCCCAAGCCTGCTGTAAAAACACCAGCAGTAAAAAAGGAATCAAAAGATGAATAAAATTTTCAATCTTACTTCCACGTTCAAAGCTCACGAAGATGATGATGGTAGTGTCAGTATCACAGGTATGGCAAGTACTAAAGACTTTGATCGTGCGGGAGATTCAATTGTGCCCGAAGCGTGGGCAAAAGGTGGTTTAAGTAATTTCGAAAAGAATCCTATTATTCTTTTCAATCACGACTATAACAAACCAATCGGCAGAGCGACTGGTTTAAAAGTTACAGGAGATGGACTAGAAATGAAAGCAAAAATTTCTAAGTCTGCTCCAGATTCTGTAGCTCAGTTAGTTAAAGAAGGTATCCTTGGAGCTTTTTCTGTTGGTTTCCGAATCAAGGATGCTGATTACCTAGAGGAAACTGACGGACTAAAGATTAAGGACGCTGAGTTGTTTGAAGTATCGGTTGTATCCGTACCTTGTAACCAAGCAGCAACTTTCTCTCTGGCGAAATCTTTTGATTCTACAAAAGAGTACGAAGATTTCAAAAAAACTTTCACTAATAGTGTAGATCTAGCCGGTCAGTCTCTGGCTAAGGATGAAGATTCATTTGAAGCTAGTGACACACCGGATGGAACTGAAAAGTCAGTTCAAAAGGAGATAATCATGTCGGAAGTAAAAACTCCCGAAATCGACCTGGACGCTTTTGCTAAGAAGGTAGCGGAAGAGACTGCTGCTAAGATTGCAATTCGTCAGGCGGAAGAAAAAGCAGCCGCTGAAGCAGACGCTAAAGCTGCTGATGAAGCTGAGCAAGAAAAAGCTGCTCAAGAAGCGGAAGTTAAAACTGCAATTACTACTGGTATCGAAACTGGTACTGAGAAGTTGCTTGCTGATTTCCAAAAAGATCTTAATGATCGTAACTCTAGCATGGAAGATACCCTTGCTAAGTATAAGCAAGAACTCGAAGAGAAGTCGGATGAGATTGCTAAAATGCGTGAGTCAAAGAAAGTATTTGCTGATCGCTCAGAAAAGTCAGATATCACTAAGTGGGGTAAAGACTTTTTAAATGCTCACATGTTGGGTGTAATGACTCGCAAGGGTTGGGACACACAGTATGCTCGTGATCTTCAAGAAAAAGCTGGTATTAGCTATACAGCAAACGCTGCTGATATTGACCAAGAAGTATCAAGTCTTATTGAGAAGGAAATCCAGAATGAGTTGAAAGTAGCTCGTTTATTCCGTGAGATTCCTGTAAATGGAGCAGCAACTGTACTGCCCATCTCAGTAGATGTTGAGCCTGCTACATTCGCAACTAACGCTACCTCTGGTAACTTAGAGAATCGTGGTGCGTCAGATAATGCATACAAGCCTAAGCAAGTAATCTTGAACGCTGATCGTTTGATTTCAAGCACCTTTATGGACAACGAAGTTGACGAGCAAGTATTGATTAACTTGATGCCTATGCTTATCGAAGGTGTTGCACGTGCACATGGACGAGCAGTAGAAAG